CGCCGCTATTCCTCCCCGGCAGCGCCTGGCAGGCGTTCAGGAGCAGGTTGATGACCACCTGTCCCAGCTGCTGGCCGTGCCCGGAGATCGGGGGGAGGTGACAAGCGCGCCGGGATAAATTGAGGCTAAACATGGGATAAATGACCGCGCGAAAATACTTGGTATTACCAAGAAACTTTTGACGGATAGCTTCCGCCCACGGGCAGAACAGACAACTGCTACAGTTCAGGGACAGGCAGCCACACAGAGAAGAGGGAAGGAGCGGACAAAAGCCCCTCGTTACGATTCATAATAACTATTTTTTTGGTACAACTGTAATTTCAACCTTATGCGCCGCTTTAATATCTACGAACCGATATTTCATTAGTTCGGTCAGCTCAGGTAACAGCTTTGCGGCATACTCCTTCAACAAATCAATACTTCGGTGTTCAATAGCCCCAACCTGACTACAAGTTAGGCTAAGACCGTTTATATCCAAGGACGGAAAATCAGCGGCAAGGTCCACTATTCTGGTAGCCTCATTGACCAATTCACCTTGCAATTGTTTTTTGAAAGTATCAAGCTCAGGTTCAAGAGCCTCGACAATCTCTCGGTAGTCGCGTTTCTTTTCACCATACCAACTTAAGATCTTAGCCATTCGTTACCCCACATTAAATTTTTTGTCGATGAGACCATTGTCTTCGGAATTACTCGTCAGGGTATATACACGTATTTATCAAGATCCCAAGGTCTGGCGGAGTACACCTCCCTGAATATAATTTTCCAAAACGATGCCAACAACAAGCCCCTTCATATCGAACCTCACCCCACTTGTCGAGGCATTTACCTTGCTATCGCTATTATTCGTGATATTGAGAGTGACGCTGGGCGCGCTCGCCGCGTAGGATCCACCCCCAGAGGCCAAGTTACGGATAACATCAGCCTGAGCCGCTGGTAATACCATCTCCTTGGCGTGTGCCTGGATGATTGGGTTGAGCCCGCCAGGGATGTCCATACCATTTGCGGCACTGAACTTGGGCATCAGGCTATAGGTAGGCAGAGCTGAGGATGGCGTGTAGCCGCTGCCCAAGGTCGCCGCCGATCCGAACGAGTTGGTAGGAGTACTAAAAATGTTCTGCAACATACTCCCCGCTGCGGCTGCCAGCGGCCCGGTTATGCTCTGTTGGATAACGATGCGCACCATGTCAGAAATGATCGAATCGGCGAAGCTCTTGAAATCCAGCTTCCCCTTGACAACGAAGTTGGTAAGCGCGTCCTCCATCCCTTTAAAAAAGTTGGTGACCGAACCGCTCACCTGAGCCCCGATATTCTGCGCCAGAGTGGCATAGTCGTGCAGGGCCGTGATGGCCCCTCCCATGGCGGTGTGATCGTTCAGGATCTTATGCTGTGCAAGGAGCTTCTCGTTGATGCTATCAATCTGGGTGATAGCCTGATCTCTTTGCTTTTTCTCGTCAGGCTCATTCCCCTGGTGAAGCGCAACAAGCCCCTGCTCAAGGGTAAGCTGCTGGTTTAAAAGATCAATCCGCTGCTTTGCCGCATCGCCCGGCGCGATTTGGTTATATTTCTCGGCAGTATCAATCAGGGCCAATTGGTGACTGATTTCGGCCAGGGTAAAACCAGCACGCTCAGTTGCAGCTTTTTCCATGGCATCTTGAGATTTTTTCTGATCGAGCGCCTCCTGCGCCCAGTAGGCAGCCTCGGCACCGGCCGTGCCATTAATCGCCTCGGCGATCAGCTTCTGGCGGTCCACGCTGCTTTCATCGAGCCCCTTCTGCACCAATGCCGCGGCTTCGTACTGCCCCTGCATGTCGAGCAGCTGGGCCTGAATGCTCTGGTAACCGCGCAACTGGTCATCGGTCATCTTGTGGGTTTCGTCGGCATCGGTCAGCTTAGCGAGAGTCAGTTGGCCCTGGGCCTCGGTAACTGCCTTGGTGGCTTCTTCAGTCTTTTTATAAGCTTCGTTGACGTCCTTGCCTGCCGACTTGCCCGAGGGGTTCTTGGCTTGCGCAGCCAGGGCGGTCTTCTCAGCAGCCTGCGCAAGTATCAGGGCGTTCTGTTTTGCGTCTAGTTCCGCCTGTAGCGCATCCTCATTGAGCTTGTGCTTGGCAGCAAGGTAGGTCTGGAGATCAGTAAGACCCCACTCGTAGGACTCTTTGTTAAGTTCCTCCGCCTTGGCATTTGCGGCTTTTATCACTTCAGCCTTCGCCTCGCCAGCCGCTTTGAGGTATTCGAGATAGGCGGCATGTGCGACCTTTTCCCGCTCGGCAAACTTATCGTCGTCCTCCATTTCCTCAGGGGCTGGCGGTTGTTTGGTGTCAGGAACCTTAAGGGTATTGATACCCAATTCCTTCTGCATGGCAGGGCCAGGCACTCTACCGCCCTCTTTGTAGGCAAATAGTGCTTTTTGTTTAACTTCGTCCCAGGCCTTAGCGGCATCAGCGGCGCGTTTTAACTCCTTATTGTAGGCGGCCTCACCGGTTACGTTCAGCCCCGTATATTCATTAACGATTGCGTCGAGTGCTGATATCGCCGACTTGCTGGCAATATAGGTCCCTGCCCCAACTGCCACAGCCCAGGCCGCAGGGTTAAGAGCCATACTCGCGGCTATAGCCGTCGTTAGTCCATCGAAAGCCAGCGCTAGCGAGGCGACAGCCGGCACAGCATAAGATGCGACAGCGACTGCCAGGGCCGTTATCATACCTGGTGATTGCGCTAAAAGGCCAACAATCGTGGTAATTGTTTCGGCTGTGCCCCGGATCAAGGTCAACGCATCACTGAATAAAGGAATCACTGAAACCTGGAGTATTCCTCCCATGACTTGAAGGGCTTCTCCTGTTGCCTTAACGGTTGTACGAACGGCCTCCCATCCGGTCTGAACACTGTTCTTGATTATATCCGCGTGCGATTTCAGGTATTCATTGATTTCCAAGGTGAGGCTAACTATATCCGTGAATGCTTCCTGCATAGCGCCGCGTTGGATGATGTTTACTGTTGTTTCAAAGGAAGTCTTGACCGCAGACCAAGTTCCGGCGATGTCTTTAGACGCTGGCCCAAACCCGGCGAGGACCTTGTTCATCTGCTCCAGGAAATCGCCTGCCTGCTTATGTTGCTCTACCCAGGTTTTCAGGTCTCCGCCTACCATGGCGCTGATCGCGCTGCCGAGGCGGGAGTGAGCGCTAGCCTGCCCCTGCATTAACAGCATGATTTCGGACTGGAGCATTACCTCATTTTGGCCGCCCTGGGAGAACACGGCAGCAGCATTCGCGAGGTTCTTGAAACCCTCTACCTGAGCGGCATTATTCGTGTCAATGGCGACGCCCGACTTCGCGAGCTCCAGGTTTATCCTCTGCAAGCCTTTAATGCTAAGAGAAGTAGATGGTTCTATCTTGAGAAGCGCCTCGTTGGTCTGAAGGGCATAATCGCGGGTTTGCCGGTACGTTTCTGCGATGTTGCCAGATGCTGTGCCATTGGCAATTTGCAGAGAGGTGAGGATCGCACTCATCTGTATGACTGACAAATTGAATTCGTCAATAGCTTCAACACTAGACTTGATCTCTCCAACGACTGCGGCAAGAGAGAAGCCAATACCGAGACCTGCTAGCGCACCCAAAGCGGCGGTAACTGCGCCTGATAAAAAATCAGCAGTTTCAGCAGCCGCAGCCATACCAGCTCGAATAGTGACAAAAGACGAGTTGCTACCATTTGCCGCTTGTGCCGCGCTCTTGTTGACCCCGTCGATAGCCGAAGAGACCCGTACAACTTCAGCAATCGCCTTTGATCCATCCCCGGTAAATTCGATGCCAACCTTATTATTATCCATCATCCACCTCTTTGATATGAAGCCTTCTCCAGTCGATGTCCTGGAGAAGGCCCAATATCAGCTATGCCGCTACAATATCCCCGTCCGGCTAGCCGACTACGATATTCTTCTGAACGCCTCGGAAGTCAGTGGCAACGGCGCTATACTCATGCATGATCTTGTACTGAATTTGGTCATTGATAAAGAACTGACCGAAATTGGGGTTATCTGCGATGAACATTTCCGGTTCCTGCTGGCCGTTCATAAAAGCAAGCTCAACACATTCGCAGTCGGACATGTCGGCAAGCCCGAGGAAATCGGAAGCATCGGTCATGAGCGGATTTACAAAGATATTTTCGTTGTTGGCACCAAAAAAGTGAAAAAAGGGATTACCACTGGTAACGCCGGAGATCAGGAAGTTGGGGGTCTGATTCAAGGTGATCGCCGCCCCCCACAGAGCCTCTGGTATAACCAGGTTCTTTAGCCTCAACCCTAGCACCGCTCCGCTGGATGGTTCCGTCTGGTTGTACATGCGGGTTTTCATAGCCAGGACTGCGGCCATTCCAAAAACCGTAGAATCCAGATTCGCGTGGTCGGCGTGGAACATTGCCTTGTTATCACCCTTATAGACAGCATTGCTAATGATGGGCGCCCACACCGTTTTAGCTAGAGTTCTGCGGGCAGCTCTGGGCAGACGCTTGCGGATGGTGTCGATTGCCCTGATGTCGTCGTTGATGATCATCTTACGACTGATTGTGATGATTCCGCCCTTCTGGCCCAGGACGTAGTCAACTTTTTCATCGGAGAGCGTGCCGAGGTCGGAATATCCAGGAGTGTTTACTTCCGGGTTCACGTCCGGGAGATCTCCGTAGTAGGCAATCCTTACGGATTCGATCGTACGGAAGTCGCGAGCATTACGGATGTTCTGGCCCACTACCAGGGAGATCCCGAAGTCGCCAATTTCCTGGTAGTCCGAGATCATCCTGCGGTAAAGGGTATTCCCCAAAACGTACGCGAAAGTTGAGGAATCGAAGCCGGCTGCACGCAGCTGGCGTAGATGATTCTGGTCATCGAGATAGCCGCGAACATCGGTGTCGCCGGTGATTTCGGTATATGCAGCACGCAAGCTGCGGAAAGAAGCCACCTGCTTTGCTTCATCCTTGACAGGGAGTCCGAACATCTTATCACAGGCAGCTTGCAGCTTTTCAGTCGGTTCTATAATTACCCTGGTGCCCCCCATCCCGACGACGTTGCCAGAGCCAGTAAGTTCGTCGAGCATGTGTTTCTCCGCCCGAATTGCGGCGGCCAGGAGAGGTTCGTCAAGTAACTGGTCCTTGAATTGATTCTTGAGCTTATTTTGCACCGGAACAGGTAACCCTGAGGTCGACAAGGTAGCATTTAGCACTACTTTGGAGGCAGCCATATGCAACAAAGTTTCGTCCATCTTTTTCCCCTTTTGAAATGTCCGCTCAAGGCGGGTTTTAATGCTTCATGATGGGCCACCAAGTTATTTGGTGGGCGGTTCCCTAGGCTGAAGCTCGTGAATGGAACTATTTTTATCGGTGGCCAACTCGGATTCTTTCCCTTTTCTTATTAGACCTGCGATTGTTGAATTTCTTAAAAGCTTTGCAGCCCCATTCGCGAAACAAAAATGTTGATCAGTGAAGATCTCTTTGCAAAGATTCATCCCGTTGTAAGTTGAGAGCCCTATCAGCTGGCGTGCCACTGCCTCCGGAATCCTGAATTGCATGAAGACCTGGCCGGATGACATTGTGAGCCTATAGGTTATTGTCAGTCTATTCTGGATATTTGCCCCCCTCACTTCAACAAGCGTAAAACACGTTATTCCAGCCTTGTACGTCGCAACGGTAGTGTTACCTAACCTCAGACGCTTTTCGTTGTTATATGTTTTCTTCACGAACAGGCTCACGCTGCACCTTCCTCATCCAGAATTTTTTCCAGCCTGACTATGGTTGCCTGAACTTCAAGAGCTTGGACCTTCAGGAGTTTAAGCCTGGACTTCAACTCTCCCAGTAGTTCGCTTGTCATTCCAGATACCGGAGCTTCTGGGAGCACCAGTATGAGCGGGAATTGCTTGCCCCCCCCATTACCCCGGTTAGGGCGGCAAGGCCACAGCTCCTTTTTGGCACGCATAAGCACTCCGGGCTTAGATGAGGGAATCCCAGGTAATCTTAGATTAGCAATCTCCTGTGCAGTTCCCCAAGTCTTTGGCGCGGTCACTGGTTTTGACCTCCCTTTTTGTCTTTATTTTCTTCCAAGCCATTGCGGAGGAAATTATCATTTCTTCTGATGAAATCTGCTAGTTCTGTATATGCAACACGCCTTTGCGTCCCCAGGACCAGGGTGATAAGACAATCAGGACGCCTTAACTGACCTTCCAGATCCCGCTCGTACTTGTTGACCAAACGCCAAAAAGTAGTCTTTCCGATACCAAGGATGGTCAATACCTCGCCGGAGCGGTAGTTACTCTGTACTGGTAATCCAACTAAAGCCAAAGTTTCATTGAGCCTTCGTATCGCTAAGGCATTCTGCTTTTCAACTGTCGGCATTTTCCCTCCTGGAGCTTCTTAGGTATTCATCATTCCGCCTAACGAAGTCCACTAGCTCAAGATAGGCGACCCTGCGGCTCCTCCCCAGGATAAAAGTTTTCAGACAGTCAGGGCGGTGTAACTTACCCTCCGAGTCGAGTTCATATTTGCTGGTTAGGCGCCAGAAGGTTCTATCAACAATTCCAAGCAGGCTACAAACTTCACCAGGGCTATAACTGCCCCGGATCGGTAGCCCGAGTACTGCAATCGATGCCTTTATGGCCCGCTCTGCCTGGAGAGCGATTTGTACCTGGTAATCCATGCTGACTCCCTCTATCAAGAAAACTTTGATTCATCCACCCTGCTGCCGATTCCATTGGTATTCTGGCGAAGTCCTGTGGCCACAGGTAAAACACCGGTAAACGTCATCATCGTGCCGCTCAGGAGAATTCACCATATACCCTCTGCATTTTGGGCAGCGACCCATGAACCTCGCATATCGCCTGGAGACTTTCGACTTAGGTCTTCGTTCAACTATCAACTCCTCAGGGTCATCCTCCAGGAGTGATAAGAGCTCACGCTGAAAGGCACTCATCTCGCTCCCGGCCTGGTTGCCTGCCACCATATCGCAGTCCAGGATCTCTTGCAGAGCTTCTGCAAGAGCTGTAGTCATTACAGCTTCCGGCTCTGGGTCACTGAAAAAGACAACCGGCTCTTTATACTCCAGGTCTCGGCGTCGTTCCTCCAAGCCGCCGCACCCCCGACACCTGGATTCAGCGTGAATCTTCCTATATTCTTCACAATGAGCGGGGGTCACTCGGAGACCTTGTCGGTTGCAGTACATAGCATTTTCAGAAAGCCACTCTTCAGGTGATATCATCATGTGCATGGATTCCTCACCCTCCGACTTGTTCATGCTTAATCAGTTCCGCCCTTAGTCCAAACGGAACCAAACATGTTAGAAACATTACTATAGGGATAAAATCTAGTCCGTTGAACCATTCAAACTAAAAAGCCCCCTCCGATATCCGGAGGGGGCTTTTTAGTTTGAATGGAAAATTACTCTTGCACCAAAGAGGTGTCAATTAGAAAAGTTGTTGCTGTGCATCCTGCTCCTGCTTTTCTTTTACAAGTTTATAAATGTAACGCTCCGACAAACCAGTGATCAACGCCAGCCTACGGTGATTGTGCTTATTGAAATGCTTATGGACATAGCGGATTTTGACAGGCAGTAGCAGCTTATGTGGGGTGGCGAGATAGACCGCGACCGAGGGAAAGGCCGCTGCAAGCTTGATGGTATTCTCCAGTCCAATGACAGCGGCTATCAATCGGTAGTTTTCTGTTAAATCCGTTTCTGGGTTAAGTTCTGTCAACCATTCCATGTTATCCATTTATCCCTCCACTACAAAAGCTATACTCCCTAATTACGATAAAAAATAACCACCCAGCTACAACTACACCCACTCAAAAGGCTTGTGAATACGGATGTATTCATTAATTCTGAAATCGGCGTATGACACACACCGCCAATCCACCCCATGCGCCTTTTTCATGCCATTCTCGAATAATTTCTTAAGGCCTTCAATGGCAAGATATGCCTCCTGAGATGTCCGGATACGGCCACCCTTGACTTTCATCCTCTTCTCAAGGAAAAGACCCAAGCCGTTTTCCACTCGCCACGGGATCAGTGCGGCGAGTTGGCTTACCTTCTCAATTTCACCGGTAGTTGCCAGACCGATAACTTTACTATCGGTCCGACTGATCGGTGGCCGTGTCCTTCTCATCGGCGCGGCCTGCTCCCGCTTTTCTTTCCCCTTACACTTTCCAGGAATCAGCATGAAGCCCTTACCCTCCATCTCCCCGATAAACTCACTCGCCTGGTTGAAGCTGAGCTTTGTGCAGGACCTCACCCCATAGCGTTCCTCAAGCATATCCCGATAAGTCTCGTCATCGATCAGAAGTTTCCCCTGGGCCATCTTTATGACGGCCTTCTGCTTGGCATTGATAGGAACATCTCGGAACTTGCAATTGCCATTCTGTTTCATCGCGCCTCCTCATGACCTTTTCGAGAAACTGCCCTTCACGGTGTTAACCACCAATTTAGCGTTTCCAGCCATCAAGCATGCAAATACGCCCAATCCCATGCAAAAAACGTTTTACCTAGTTCATGAACTAATGTGGGGGCCTTTACGTTCACATCTTGAAGCAAGGTTCAGATACTTATGCAGCCTTCCGTTGTTTTTGTCACACCGGGCGAGCAGGATTGTCCGGAGCGAGGTTTCCAAGAAGGTGGTCATTGACCTCACCAAATTTCTCCTCAATCATAAAAAAGAATATTTTGTAGGCCGAGGACTTCCCTGGACGATAAGGTGGTTGTCCCGGCTTCATCAACGATTGCCATAATCGAGGTATTGATAAATGCGAGCATGGATATAGCTGTTGCCATTTCATCGGATGCATTGTAGTTTTCCATTAAATGTCTCCTTAATGCTAACGATACGATTCCAAATGCTAATCAAATTACAGAAGAGCCTTCAGGTTTACAGCCGGCAGCCGTTCAACACACGGTATGCGAAACCTGCCACCCGATCAGCAGCACGGCGCCGCGCCGCTCTCACTTCCCACTGTGACCGAAGAGTTTCATATAGCCTCATTATCGTTTTCATGCCGGACCCCCTTATGCATTTTGAGTTTGATAAACGCCCTGGGCAAGTGATTCGATCCTATTAGAAAGATGTTCAAAACAAAGTTGAAGGCCTTGTTTAAAGGGCTCCGGATGGGCAAACTCACTATTCACCAACTCTTTGCTGGCATGCCCAAGAAAGGCAACAATAAAGCCTATTTCTTCTATCTGATCGGCCAGGTCACAGAGATCTATCTTTTCCGTTTTACCATTCGGCATTAGACGGCCTCCCTAGTCTCTGCTGATAAATCGTTACGCCTGCCAAGCACTGATTTAAGCACATCACGACCGCTAACCGCCGCCGCTACCTTGCTACGGGTCAGAGAACGGGGAAGGACAGTCTGTTTATCGGATGAAATCACACGCACGTCTTCGATGGACACCTGTTCACGGCCGGCTGCAATCGCCTCGTTCAAGACGGCAATGCAGAGTTCCTGGAGTTCCAGAAAGTTAGTTGCCTGAGGCATCGTGGCGAGCGCTTCGATGGCTGTGGGCTCAAAATGCTTCCCCAATGTAGCCTTTACATACCTGGCAGCCTCATCTGTGGTTAGACCTTGCATGCGTACGCAGTCGGTGCGTAGCCGCACCTCGGAGACTCCCGCACGCCCCATGGGGTCGCTCTGGCCAACCAATACCACTGTAAAGAGCTCGGATTCACCCAGCCAGGTCATCTCTCGAAGCGTTTTAAGGCTCTTAAGTGTGGCACCGTGCAGGCGCTGTGCCTCCTCGATGACCAGGACTACCTTTCCCCTTCGGCTCACCTCACCGATAATAGGCCGCAGCTGCCTGCTCCGCGTCTCGCCGCCCCCCTTGGGTTTCTCATCGCAAAGGTCAAGTATCATAGCCCTCTCAATGTCGGAAATGGACACCCGTTCCTTCTCAGCCTTCTGTACGGTCACAATGCGCACACCAATCTTCGCCAGCGCGGCCTTGACCGCCTCCGATTTACCGATGCCGCGCTCACCTACGATGCTCACCATGGCATGCGATTCCACCGCCATGGCAAGAATTTTTCGTACTCTAATGCTGTCCCCGGTCTCAAACCGCGCTTTTTTAAGCGGGTCGACCTTGTAACCGAGGTTGACAAACATCTCCAATCTGGTCATACTCATAGCGTTTTCTCCCCTGTAGTTGGGGGCGGTTGCCGCCGCCCCCTGTTGTTCCCTCACAATGCTTCTCTTCCCGATTCAGCCTCTAAGAATAATACCTCCGCAGCCAGGCCCTCTACGAACCTCCGGGATAATCCGTTCTCACTAATGAGTTCTGCTACCTCACGGTACTCTTCACCTCTGATAAAGACTCCTGACAAACTCATGAAATCCCCCATAGCCTCTGGTATTGAAGGATAGATATCCCAGTTGCGAGAGTTTTCAAGTGGGTTTTCAATCTTCCGGACTTCCTTTACCCGAGTCGGAATCTTAAGGACGTTCTTAGACTGCTTTTTTACTACCTTGTCCATATGTTGCTCGGTATAGAGAAGCATCTCTACCCCCTCCATCTGCGCCGCAGCCTTGCGAGTCTGCTGGTAGCCGGTCTCCTTATTCCCATGGAATTCTCCTAGTTTGTTAGGCCGGAAATCATCCACCTCATACTTTTTGCCGTCTGACTTGTCTATCACCACCATCTTGTCATCAAATACGCCCTGGAGAACCCATACTTTCGCATCATGGAGCCCCTTCACTTCGTAAATCTCGGAATCGACAGAGAAACATCCAGCCTGGTTCACATCTCGTTGCCAACGTCTGACTATGGACTTGAGAGCATTCTCCGGGATAACAACCATACCTCCGTGCAAGCTGATCCTTTCCCATGCTTGCTTTTTGGTAATCCTGCGCTCATACCGGTGACGGTTTGAATTGTAGCGTTCCACCCACCGGTAAAATCGCTCCATCAGTTCTGACATTGTAATGGTAAATTTCTTCCAGTCAGACACCATAAAGTACGGCTTCTCAAAGCTCTTCCAGATCTTCGACCAGCTCACTTCTATTTTACCGTGGGCCTCCTTCTCACCTGGAATGGAAGGGTCGATGTCGATACTGAGACGTTCAAAGAAATCCTTTACCCCCGGATTTTTCATCATAGGACCATGGTCCCCTTTGATCTTTTCCGGCAGGCCAAGGTTCTCCCATGCCCAGCACATAAAATCGATGTTGTCAGCGGCAGTCTCTCCCGTTGCCGCGATCATCCGCCCTCTAAAGACTCCCGAGTGGTCATCAACCACTCCGTAATACCAAGGCCTAAGACTATCTACCGGGATCGGTTTGTTCTTGTAGTCCCGGTGTCCCTTATGGAGTCGAAGTAGGTAGTCTCCATCAGGCAGCCTCTCTGCAACGTAGAAGCAGTCGGAGGTAGAGGCATCAACATGGTGCAACTCATTTGGCCGTTCTGCTTGAAAACGCTCAACCCTACGGCGCTTTGGGTTGATCCCTAGTTCTCTCATCACACGATCGAAAGTCCCAACAGGGGTCTCCCAAAACTCCGGTCCGATCTTTCCGTTCAAGATCGCGTTTTCCTTGGCATCGCGAGTAGGGATAATTCCACGATGCTCTGGAGCACTATATTTGAACATGGCCACGATACGGGTGGCATCTTCAAGTCCCGGTATTTTGCGATCTCCCTTCTTGCGCTCCTGCGCAGTTGGAAGAATACGGTAAATTGTCTTCTTGGAGACTCCCGTCAGCGTCGCCCAATGCGAAACGATATTCCCTTTATAGCCGTGAGGCGTCTTCTCCCAGTCGTCAATGATCATACGGATTACAGATGGATCCAAATCTCGCGCTGCGGCCATGGCTAGTCTCCGTAAAGGTTATGCTCGGCATCGAAACGGTCACGTAGATCCTTAAGCGTCATCTCGGCTTCGGTTATGAGCGAATCAATCTGTGCCGTCAGCTTCCTATCCTCTTTCATGCGTGGATCGAGAATGAACTTAGCGATGGTATTGCAATAGGAGTTACCATCCTTGTTAAGCTCCGTCATCTGATTCACGCTCCAACTGCGATCCTTTGTCTCAGGGTCGTAAACTTTAAGCCTTTGGACCTCTTTTACCGCAAGCTCTTTTTCCATCATCAGAGCCTTGGTCTCCTCGCGAACAATTGCATCTTTGTTCTTTTCGAGCTTCCCAACCCTCACCGTAAGCTTTGCATTTGCCTCCAGGATGCGCTCTATTGCGGTGTGAAGCTCGTCAGTGTGATCAGCGTCAATAGGGATTATCTTACCTTCGATTGTGATAGCGCCGTCTTCGGTTTGGATAAAGCCGTCTTGAGCAAGTTGCCGGAGTTTACGTAAATCATGATAGCCGACCCCGAAAGCGCCGACCGTCGTCGTAAATGCTTCACCAAAAACGGCAAGGTTCTTCAGATCCTCTTCGATTTTCTGCCTGGACGAACCGATGTATTTACAGAAGTTCTCCCACGTCCCGACATTTGGAAGGTCCTTGTAGATTTTTGTTTCCTTTACCTGCTGGACCCAAAGTAAACCGCCGATATTGGCGAAATCGGCCATCATCTTTACAGCCTGAATACGCCCGATTATCTCGTGACACTTGGCTGTCTGCTCATTTCTTGCAGCCTGCTCAGCAGTAGACCGTTCCGCTGCGTCTCTATCATTTTGCAATGTGGCGACCTCAATCGCTACAGTCCGCTGCTGCCGTCCAATAGTGCCCAGGTTGACCTTCTCATCTTTTGGCATCTCACCCCTCCAAATTTGTAAAATTTTCCTACCGGTACTATCCCATGTCCGGGACAGCAACCACGGACTGCGTATTTTTCTTAGAATTTGCCAGTATCACCATATTTTCAGGCTATTAAAATTCGTTCAAATTTGCTAAGGTCAGCCGTTCAGTGGTCCTTTCTCTGACACCTTTTCCCGGGCAGTGGACTGTCCCTCGGACCAAAGTTCCTTGACAGTGCTTCCCAACTCTTTAGCAATGATTTTCCGTAGGTGAGGGGATACAACGCGGCCAAAAACAACGTGGTTGATTGCGCTGCGGTCAACGCCCGCTTTTCGGGCAATCCCTGCCTGTGAAACTCCCAGATCAACCATCAGCTTCTTAATTTTTTTTGCTGTACTGTTCATTTGGGCTCCTCTTTTTCTGTATTGCGAAGGTTTCCGAAACTGCGGAAGGCATATCGGATGTCCTTCGACCTAATAACCTATATTTTTTTGCCTACACCCCTAAACATGGTGAGATGTAATCTAAGGCTTATTTTATAAGCCGTCAACTTATTTTTAAGGCTTGAGCTGTTTTTTTTCGTTTTAAGCTTAACCGGGAGGGTGAGCCAGGGGGCTCGCGGGGAGAGTGAAATGAATTTTGATGAAGTTTGGGAGCGACTCACCAACATTCTAAGGTGGCGCAAGTTAGGAGAAATGGCCGAATTTTTGGGGATAACCTCACAATCGGTTTCCGGGGCAAGAAATAGAGGAACATTCCCTATCGAATGGGCGTTTAAGATCGGTCAAGAGTTTGGGCTAAGTACCGAATGGATACTTACTGGGGTCGGAATTGGGGGACCGGAGCCATCATTAAATGAAGATTTTTTGGTGCGAGTAGTCTTTGCAGTTGAAACAATTCTTAAGCAAAGAGGCCTCAGCCTGTCTTTTTGGCAAAAAATTAGGATTTACATTTATATTTACGAAAACTCTCTTATGAGTACTGGTGACATTGATCCAGAAATCATAAAAAGGGTTATCTCACTAGCCACAACTAATGCTTCTATTGTCGATGAAGATAGCAAAATAATTGATCTTGTTGAGGAATTAGCTTCGGAAGCGTCTACAGATAATGAGAAGGTCAAGATATGCGACGACTGGCTCAGAAAAATATCTAAAAGGTATCATGGGCCGGGATTCTTGGCATCACTTGTGGATAAAGGGAAAATCATAGATTGGCTTGAATCGGAACTGAAAAAGCAACAAGCAAAATCTAAGGAATAGATGTACGTCGACGCCAAAAGCGCCGAGCCTCGGCGGTAATACTTGGGGCTAAACCATTACCTTTATATCCTTTGTAGCTTAATATTCAAACAATTAAGTTACTTATCTGCTCGACATGGCAGCAGATAGCTCTTTGATTAGCCAAGAAAACCGCCGACGTCGGCGGTTTAAGTGCCAGCACGGAGGTGATTTATCTATAGGGTGTTAGGTTCACTTTTGGTAATATTTATCTTTTTTATCTCTTTGGCTGAGGCCCGTAACCGGTCTGATACCTATATTGATAAAGAAGGCGTGCGGCGCACAGTCAAGAGTCATAAAATATACAGAGATTACAGAGCAGTGAGGGAGTTTAAGAAGAAGAACCCAAAACCGAATGATGGGCATGCTTACGATGACCATGTCAAACCACTGAGGCGAGGAGGAGCCGACAAGCCCTCTAATATGCAATGGATCAGAACCGAGGAACACCGCTGCAAGAGCGGGAAGGATTGATCCAGGTTTCCCTTTTTAGTGAGGTGCAAAATGGGTGGGTACCTTGATTTTTATATAATGCGTGGCTGGTATGATAATCTCCCTCAAGACATCCGGGATTATCTCTACAAATCATGCGGATATGGGGTAAATACAAGCTCCGATAGGCTATTGACAGGTGACGTCTACCGCCTCCAGTCCGCTACATCCTTCCTCTGTGGCCATGCGTTCAACGCACTTCACGACCGACACCATGCCGCATGCGATGCTTTTATGGAAAAGGCGCTCTGCCTTTGCCTATCTGATGACGATAAGGAGATCTTTACAACCTTCTCAGCACGAATTGCGCAGGAGAGGCCAAATTATCCAGACCAGAAAGAAATTGATCGGTATGTACCTATAGTTTTCGACTTGATCAAGAGCCACCCTGGCATCCTGCAAGCACATCTCAAAAAACATTTCCCTGCACATCTTGAGGTCACTATTGGCCGGGCATATTGGGTAATCTGTCAAAGTGGAAAGGTTCGGAGAGAAAAGAAAGGGAGTTCCTTCCAGCTATATATTGTTAAGCCTGAGGACGCCACGATTTAGGTAAGTTTCAAACTGTCTATATGCATACGGGCCAAGGATCGTAACTTTCGAGTTGATCCGATTCTCCATAAATGTTTCCGATTTCTCCCTCGTCACCTTCATCAAGATTTGTTTGATGCCGGGTCAATTGATCCTCGTGTAAAGCAAATGCCAACCATCCGCGCGGACATTTATCCCAATTCCACTATGTTAAGTATCCCACCCCCCTTGTGTGCTCCGCCAGCTCGAGGTGGAAGTTGTCGGTGAATTTAATCAGCTCGTGGTCCATGAGGGAGACCGCCGAACGCGCCACCTGGTTCACATCCACTTCGTGTTTTTGCTGGGTGCGCTCCTGGCGG